CCAGGAACTCCCCGGAAATAGCAAACGGCTCTAACGATTGAATAGAAGAGCAAACTCTCCAATTCAAAAGTGAAACCGTTCCCCATCGAGGAGAACATCTGATTCTGATGTTCTTCACCATCAATAATGGTGACAGGACTCCTCACGGAGTCCAGGAGGGTGAACCAGATCTCGGGAAGGAGAAGGGCTGTAAGACCCGTCGATACAGAGTCGCTTGCACTGGACAAATCCAGTGTAGCAAGCTTTCCTGTAATCGATCCTTCACGAGCCAACGATCGGTTTATCGACTGATCGTTGAGGTTTATTCGGTTCCGTCGTAGACAATTACGGAAATAACTGCCTATGCCCTTCTGAATGAACATGTTCAGATCGGGTTCCTTACAGGCAACACGATCGATATCAGTTTTCTTTGGGACAGTAAACAACACGTTACCAGGCACAACTTCAGTTTCCAACTTGAAGACGGTGTCAACGTTAATCCACCCTGGGACCTCTTCAACGACAGTGTCGAAGAAGAGCTCAAGGCAGCGTTCGGTAGCGTGAAGTGTTCCGAGGTACTTCAAGCTTGGATGGCTTGAAGCACGGGGACGACTCGTCGAAGCCCCGCCAGAGAAAGAGCCGATTAAGGCCTCAATCGGCGGGGTCTCCCCTATGATGCCGGAAATGAATTCGCGACACCAGCTAACGAAGTCCGAGTAGGCTACCCGCGGTAAAATATTATATTCCGCGGGGGTTATTAAAAGCCTATCATTCGTCGCTTCATTCTCACGCTCTGTTGCGAGCCATTTGTTTATGGCCGCAGTCCTCCTTACTTCCGGAGGCGCAGTATCGTGAGAAACGAACTTGGACATCAGCTCCGCCTTAAGGTAATCGGTTTTCACCGAGGGGCGAAGTTGTAACAGTCTTTGTTCGAGCTGGGAAGTCAAGTCGTTCGGAAGTACCCAGGCGTTTCTAAACGGCTGAGAACGTTTCTTGTAGGTCATAAGGATTATCCTTTATGGCTACCCTTTGGGTTGGACCTCAAAGGGCAAAGCGGAGAATTACTTCCGCTTCAGGAACAACGGAGAAATAAGGCGCCAGATGCTGACGAGGGTCACCGCTAACGCAGAGAC